GTCGATGGTAGCAAAAGCATTAGTACTCGTCTGAGATACTCTGTCTCCAACTTCGAATCCAGTTGGGACGACAGACAAAGACAATGATAATACTTTATTCGTAGATACTATCCACTCTTCTTTGATTCTTTCGTAACCGATCACCGCTCCAGTATTCGTAAGTTTAGGCTTCCAATACTTTCTTGCGTTAGCAGTTTCATCTGCAATAAGAGAATCATACTGCTGAATCGTAATAAGTCTTTCGTCTTCGTGCCAGTTTAATCGATAGAAGAGAGTAATCGATCGAGCATTAGAATTGGATCCATACTTTGTTTCCATGTAATTCTTAAAATCTTCTGTAGATTTATAGTAGTCGTAATAAGGATCCACGATATTGTTCGTAAGATAGATCATCCAATCAAACTTCGAAGATCCATAATAGTTATAAGACAAAAGATCTGGCCTTTCAAACCCCTCTTCAAGAGTAAATTGAAAGGTAGAGTAAATATCTCTCTTCGTCTTTTCAGTAAAATCTACTCGCGCCAAGATGTTCTTGGCAACGCTACCGTCATAGTCTACAATAGGAAATCTATCAAAATATCTTGCCATCTTAGTTTCCTCTTAATTTAAAGCGTTTTTTATGGCTTCTGTTCCTTCGTTTATCTTTTCATCGATATTAAAAGGTATCTCAGCCTTATTGAGGCCTTTTTGCAACTCATTTTTCAGCGTTTCCCATGTCGCACTAAGACGATCACCGCCTTCTCTTCCGTAATCTCGCGATGTTTGAATTTGAGTTTCAAGCATTGAGATTGAAACTTCGATAAACGCAGGATGGCTAGTGCCTTCAAAGAATGCAGGAATCCCCTGAGGAGAATAGTTAAGTTCAATTGATTGGATCAAGCACGGTTGGAACTTAATTAACTGTGCACTACCGGCAATTTTCAGTTCTGGTTGACATAAGAACGGATAAGCTAGCGCAGCAGTACCTAAGCTGCTGTATGATGGTAGAGCATAAGCTTTCATCGCTTTTAGAAGATCCATCAACTGCTGGCTTTCTTTTTCATTTCGAGGCGCAAAAGTCCATTCGAATCGATGTGTACGAAGAGGAACACCACTAAACAGCGCTTGAATGTGAGGATTTGGAACAGCACCGACTGCTTGGCCTATCGTGCTACCGCCTATCTTTTCTGCTGCTTGCACCAATTGTCCGTAAGCTAAGGCAGCGGCGGCATTTTTTAATGCTTGAGTTTTACCTGCGCCATCTGAAGAAGCCAAATATAATTGGGCTGCATCCGCAACACCGCCTGCCAAGCCCTGTGATTCTTGGCCAACTTCAATGTCGAAACTTTCTCTTATACCTTTTGGGAGAGGAAGAGCAAATGCTTGTACAAAGTCAAGAGTTGCCGCAGTTTGAGGAGAAGGTCGCTGATATCTCTTAAACTTAAATGCCATGTAATACTTCTCACTGATATGATCAGGGAATTGCATTCCTGACAGACCAAGACCTTCAATCTTATTTGAAGCTCTTTGAATAGCGTCGACATATGTTTCAGCGTTAGGAGAAGCTCCGATAAGATTGCCGTTCTGTGGATTGAAGTTGTTACGAATATCGGCACACGACGCTCTCTTCATCTCGCTCGTAAATGTCTGGAAATACTTGTCTTCGAGACCGGCAGTCAAAGAATCTCCGAAGCGTGCTGAAAGTTCTGATGCAAGTCTATCAGAAAATCCTACCTTCTTTAATGCTTTAGCAAAAAGATCCTCGACTGCGTTTTCAAGTTTGTCTTCGAGTTTATTAGTAAAATTCCTTACGGCTCTGTTTACCAGACCACCCGCGTCTCTCTTAAGACTATCTAAATTTACTAGTCGATTATCTCTTCCGGCCATGTTATCTCTCAAATTAAAAGGCTACATCTTATTTATAAATAGATTCATGGCTTATCAGGGAAAGTTTCGACCAAAGAATACGAAGAAGTATCTTGGGGATTCGAACAATATCGTATATCGTAGTCGATGGGAATTAAAGTTCATGATGTACTTAGATTCTCATCCGAATGTCGTGCAATGGGGAAGTGAAGAGTTAGTCATTCCGTATCGTTCTCCTATCGACAATCGAGTACATCGATACTTTCCAGACTTCATTGTCAAGAAAAAAACACCAGAAGGCAAGATCGATACCGTAGTGGTTGAAATAAAACCTCATGCGCAGACGCGGCCTCCAGTGGTGATAAATAAGCCTAATAAGCGTTATATTAATGAAGTCATGACATGGGGCGTCAATGAAGCCAAGTGGAGAGCAGCTGCAGTATACTGCAATGATCGTGCTTGGAAGTTCGAGATACTCACCGAAAAAGAATTAGGAATTAAGTTTTAATGGCAATTGTATTTGATACTATCATCACACAAGGTGTTCGTTCAGGACAGATTCCTGCGCGTACGAACTCTGCACGTGAGTGGTTCAGAGATACTGCTGGCAAAATGAATCGTATCAATGAGCGTGAGATGATGAAGGGTGACGTAAGTCGTATGACTACTCAGCCTCTGCTCGGTTCGATGTACATGTTCTACTATGATCCGAAACACAAAGAAGAGCTTCCATATTACGACAGATTTCCTTTGATCTTTCCATATAAGAAAGTCAAAGGCGGATTTATGGGGCTCAACTTACACTACTTGCCGTTGCAACTCAGAGCGAAGTTAATGGACGGTTTATATGACTTTGCAAACAACACTCGTTACGACGAGTCGACTCGTCTGAAACTCAGCTACGAACTCATGACACAAGCCGCAAAGCTAAGATGGTATGCTCCATGCATTAAACATTACTTGACTTCGCACGTACAATCGAAGTTTATGTACGTTTATCCATCTGAATGGGATATCGCGCTCTTCTTACCAACAGAACGTTTCGTCAAAGCAAGAAAGAATCAAGTTTGGATGGACACGAAAAGAATGCTAGGAGTTACTAAGTAATGTCAGGAAGTAACGAAGAGTTTGATTTTACTACTCGAGCTTCGCAAGGAATCCGATCAGGAACAATCTTTGGAAGAAATAGAAGAACGTCTGTTAGTCCAGAAAATCCTCAGGTAAGATATATCGCTACTCGCCGTGTCGAAGGAGGAAGAACTGTTGGATTCTTTGAACTTAATGATGGTGTAAATCCGCCCGCAAGAATTACGGACGAAGCGGCAAGAAGTTTTATTCAAACAAATAGACTTGGTTCTATAAATACTGACACTAATATTTTGCCTACTTTACCTCCAAACGAAGAACGCCCAACTCGTTCGACTGCCGCCGCTGGAGCTGCCGCTGGGACAGGCACTGGAGTTGGCGGCATCGCGACGCCTGCTCCAAAAACAGTAATTGATGAGCGTTTAAGAGGCGAAGGTGTTAATACTAATTTAGAATTATTCGAAAGAGATTCTGAAGGCAATCTTACTAATATATCTAAAGCTAGAACTTCTGATTCTGCTTTTAGTACTGGTGCGCGTACAGCTGGAACATTTAATATCGGGCGATTTAGGGCCGAAGTTTCTGGCGCCGACAGTGTACTGCCTACTCACAGCTTCTTAGTAGTTTTTGCTCCGATGATCTGGACGAGATCAAAATTTAGTGCTCAGAATCTCGACTCGCTTCTTACGATGAGATGCGATAACGTGGTTCTTCCTTCTGTGAATCTTTTACAAGAACAAAACATTCGAAGATATGGATTTGGTCCAGTCGAAAACGTTGCATATGGTGTAAACGTCGGAGATTTTACTCTACAATTCATCGTCGATAAGAATGCTTTAGTTGTAGAATACTTCGAAGAGTGGTTAAATCTCATCGTCAATCGCGACTCTTTTGGCGGCGCGAATATGAATAACAATAATCTTAAAAACGGAAGAAAACCTTACGAGATTGCCTATAAAGATACATACTCATGTCCTAACGTAAACGTGTTTGTATATGACCGAGCTCAAAACCAGGTTATGACATATAACATATATGATGTATTTCCTACTGGAATACAAAGCATGAATATGTCATGGAGCGAAGAAAACACTTTGATGAAGTTGAATATCACTTTCTCTTTCACCGATCTTCGAATCAATAGAATTCCTCCAAAGACTCGTGTAGATGACAAGTCGTTTAAAGACGAAATTATTGTAACAGGTAGAAGAAGAAATCCGGACGGAACTTTTGTTGCCGGTGGTGCCGGAAGTGCACTCACTACTTTAAATTCGCCATTAGGTCGTGCACTAGAACTTACAGATCTATCGAATGAAACTACTATTATAGGGGATTTTGCGGGCAGAATTCGTGGTTCTGTTCCTCCTATTTTAACAACTGGCCCAGCTGCATCACTATTTCAAGAAATATCAACTCCAACACTAAGAATCCTAACCGGTGAACCCAACTAACTATGTAAAGTGAGGAAATATAATGCCTTTACCAAAAATCGACCAACCACTCTTTGACGTGACTGTCCCCTCTTCGAAGAAGAAAATTCTCTTTCGACCGTTCTTGGTCAAAGAAGAAAAGATCTTGCTGATCTCTCAGCAAGGCGGAGAAGATACTGAAGTGATCAGAGCCATTAAGCAGATCTTAAGACTGTGCGTGCAAGATGAAGACTTTGATGTCGATAAGCTTACAACCTTCGATCTTGAATATTTGTTCTTGAAGCTTCGCGCGAAGTCAGTGAACAACATTGTCAAGCTATCTTATCGTGATAACGAAGATGACAAGGTTTATGACTTTGAACTCAATCTCGATTCGATTGAAGTCGAAATGCCAGAAGGTGTAGACTCGACTATTAAGTTGTCTGATAATATTTCAATGATCATGAAATATCCGAGTGCGAGCATCACCGATAAGATCACGCAGTTTGACAATGAAGTCGATCTGATGACTTTCTTCATTATCAACTGTATTGACACGATCATGACAGACGAAGAAATCTATCCTGCTTCTGAATACAGTGACAAAGAACTTGAAGAGTTTCTCGATCAGTTGCCAGTGAATTCTTTCGAAAAAATTCGTACGTTCTTTGAGAAGATGCCGAAGCTGTATCATAAGATCGAATATAAAAATGAACTTGGTAATGATAGGAGTATCTAGTTAACGAATCTCAAAGATTTTTTTATGTGGCGCTGAGTCACAACTCGCTTCAAAACTACTATAGTATGATCTTTGCTTTGGCTCAGCATCACAAATATTCGATAACTGAGATTGAAAATTTGATACCTTATGAAAGAGATCTTTATGTCGATTTGTTGATGGCTCATCTTGAAGAGCAGAAACAAGAAATAGAGAGTAGAAGAAAGTAATGGCACTTGTAGAAACACCATTTTCTGCTGCTGTAAAAGAAACCATTGCGGGTACTTTTGGGTTAGCAGGAAAAGTAGTAGAAGCCGCTGGCAATGCCGTTCGCGGTGTTGGAGAAGCTGTAGGAGGAGCTATGCAAGGAGCTCTTTCTCCAGCTCCAGTGACTGTTATTAATGGTGTTGGCATGGCAGGTCAGGCTGCAAAGACAAAGGTGTCTGGATCAGGCACAATTCCTACTTCTCCTAAAAAGTCGGGTAGACCAGCTGTCAATCCAAATATGCCAACAGAAAAATTGTTGGTTGTAGCGGTAAACTATCTTTCTTCGATTGAAAAGACTCTTGAGCAACAACTTCAGTTTGAAAGAAAGGCTTTTCAGCAACAAGCTCAGGCAGAAAAAGAAGCCTCGATCGAATCTGGTGGAAGATCTATTCAGAATCCCTTTAGTAATTTGGGGGAAAAGCTAGGCGCGGTCAAAGATAACGCCAAAGAAAGAGCTGGGACTGTAGGCAAGCTTTTAATCGCTGGTGGTCTATTAGGTGCTCTCGGGCTGGGCGCCATTGGAAATTTAGATACGTCACAGCTAAACGAGTTGAAATCAAATTGGGCAGCTTTCACTGATAAGATATCGCCTGTTATTGATTTTGTTAAAAACCTAGCGGGTGCATTGGGTTACGATGCAACCTTAGGAGCAGGCATTGGATTTACTGTTGCAGGAGTGCGAGGAGCATTAATAGGAGCAGTCGCTGGGAAAATCTATGAAGATGCTTACGGAAAGATTAACAAGGAAACGAATCAAAGAGAAGGTGGAAAAGGATTGCTCTCCGCTATCGTAGGCAATTTCCCACTCGCCGCATTGGCTATAGCTCCTGTCACGGCGGTAAAGTTTGCATATAAGGGCGTTAAAGCTGCAGCCGGTGCTGTAACTGGATTTGTAGCGAGACAAGCCGCAAGATTTAGCGCATGGTTTGCAGAAAAAGCTTTTATACGTTTCGCTTTCTCTGCATATGGCAAAAATAGATTATGGAATCTCTTCTTAAGATACTTAGAAAAGAAAGCACAACAAAGACTTCTTGCTCAAATTGCTGCTGTCGGAGCTACCGCTGCCGCTACTACTGCTGCTGAAGCTACACTAGCTGCCACCGGTATAGGTGCACCAGCGGCTGCGGTTTCTGCTGTTGTAACAAAACTGATAGCAGCGGGTTTCGCGGCTTGGTTGTTATGGGATTTGTATCAAATTTGGGTAGAATTCTCAGAAACTGCAGAGGCAAGAGCACAAGCGGCTACTGACGACGAGAAAGCAAATGCTTCTCCTGCTACTTCAACTTCACCAACAGCTGACGCATCTCCAGCTCCTACGTCTTCTCCTCCGGCTGCTACGCCAATTTCTAGTGGTGATGTTTTACCTCCTGCCGCGTCAGGTTCTATTGATGCTATTCTTGATAAGAATCCAGAGCAACTTACGGACGGAGAACTCAGACAACTTGTAGAAGCACAAGGTCGTATTGAAGATCCTCGAGGAGTAACGAATAATCCCGGCGGTATTCTTTACGGTACAGGACCATTAAAAGATCATCAGATAGGGTTTAAACGCGCTAACGGTGATAGCTCTGTTAAAATTGCTGTATATGATACACCCGAAAACGGCATTCGCGCGGCGATGGAAAACTGGAGAAATTCTCGCTATTATCGCGGAAAATCAGTAAGAGCTGGATTAGGAACTTGGTCTGGAGGCAACGGCGCACACTATGCAAAAATGCTAGGATCAGTTCGTCCAGGCTATGATGGAACGTTGAATCCTCAGGGAGAAACTGGTAGCAGTATGGCTTCGAGTTTTGCCGACTTAGGCAAAGGAGCAATGGAAGCCATCGGTACAGTATTACGTGCTGGACTCGGAAGTAATACTATGAGACCTACGAGTGGATCTCAATTATCAGGTTTTAACGATACCATGAGTGGTAACGTTGAAAGATCTTCTTCTGATATACCTTCGGCAGGCGGTGGAGGGGGTGGCGCTGCAACGCCAGTTCAAGGAGAATCTGCTGTAACTACCGCGCTAGCGCGTACTTCTGCACAGATACAAAATGCGGTTGATTTAGGAAACGCTGACGCCGCTCAAACCGCAACTCAACAAGAATCTACGGGAGCATCTTCTATTCGTCAAGCAAATGCTTCGAACGACGGCAAGTTAGAATGTCTTGATCCTAATTTCCCTGGAAGCGGAGCTGTAGAAGGTTATCTCCAGTATCATAGATTGGCTGCATAATGGCTGAACCAGTTACAATTGGCGGTCAAACGTTTATTAAAACGGCTGATGGTTGGGTAGATCAAAAATCAAAAGCAAAAGCGCCTGAAGGACTGCTTTCACTTCTAAATAGGCTTCAGGTTGAAAATTCTCCTGAAGGAAAGAAGAAGCGTGTTAAAATCGATACTTCTCGTCCAGTTGTAAAACTGGGAAAAACAGAATACGTATGGGATCTTAACAGCAAAGTATGGATCGATAAGAAAACAAAGGATGCAGCGAATCCTGCTTTCAGTAAGCTTATCGAAGCTGCCTATCAAGGCATTGTGCAAGGCACGACTGAAGAAGAAAAGCTTTACGAAAGTTGGGCGAAGAAAGCTGCAGCTGGACAAGTCTTTACGGGAATGGGAGTGGCAGGACAGGCAGCAAAACAGAAAGTAAAAAAGCCCACAGGCGGCGGGCAGTTTTCTGTAGCGAATGTAAAGATTAACTCTCCAATCATTCGAATGATAGAGAAGCTATCTGTTATTGACGGCTATTTAAAACAGAGGCTTGCGAATGATATGGCAATTGCCAATTCGCAAAGTGTTTCTGCAAAAGAACAAGCAATAGAACAGTCAGCAATACAAACAGATGCTACACCTAATCTAAAAGAAGAAAACATTGATGCTGAAGTA